GAACCAGTCACCAGACTCCGATGGAGCCTTGGTGCTACGACCTGTGTTAGTCATTGCTGTTTCTAGTTTCTCCCAGTTGTCTGTGAGTACACCAGGTATGAGCATCTTAACAAAGTCTTTACTGTACCAGAAGTTATCCATTGCGTTGTAGCCTTCGGCTACTGCCTTCTCCTTGACACAGTAATCAAGAGCAGCGTTACGTAGGGACTTAGCAATTAACTTGTCACAGGACTTATCGTCCTGCTCTGTCTTCCACCTAGTAATGTTGTTAGGATGCTCAGCAAACCATAGCCACAGTTCTTGTTCAATGTCTGCACGTTCTACCATGTTGTATTTGCTACGGTACTCACTAGATATCTGTTGAACCATGTCATAGTAGTCTGCGACTTGTTGTTCTTGTAGTTGACGGATGCGACTAGCATCTTCCATTTGGTTACACACTACTTGCCCCACACCTTCCCATCAACAACGAACGTTCCGTCTTTATGAATAGGAATAAGTTTAGGTGTAACCTTTTGACCGTCAATGTACAGCACACCAATAGCCTGTTGCCAGTTGGCAATACCACCCTTTAGGTATGATGCCTTCTTCTGGTCCATCAAGTTACCAACCTCAAGTCCCCAGATGGTACGGGTTGATACACCTGACACCGACTCGGTGTAATGTATTAGTCCTGCTCTATGTGTATGACCACACACAACGGACATACCTGTCTTCTTAGCCAAGCCAAGGGCTGTCTGCCCACCAGTTTGATTCACAGAACCTTCATCGCCATGCAAGAGTAACCACTTAGGTGCTACTTCCCACGGCTTACTGTGGTAGGTGATACCTAAATCTTTAAGGCGGAGGAAGTTCTCTAACTCAAACTCAGGGGCACCAATCAAACCAGGTGCTCGCTTCATAATCGTGTTGTATAAACGGTCAGTGTGATTGCTACGTGTCATGTGCGAGACCTGTAGGTCTTCTAGTACCTGCACTGTTGCATCACGGTCACGACCAATGCTACGCTCATACTCCAGTGGTGTGCCCATAGACCAGCGACTGATAGTCTGCATGTCCATCTCATCACCAACGGATATAACCTCGTCAGGTTTAAACGCCTTGATGAACTTGGCTACGTTAGCAACCGCACGTTTATCATGGTAGGGTACTTGCAGGTCACTAACAATTACTTTAACTTTCATTGTAGTCCTTCGCCTCAGGGAACGTGTTATCTAAAATCATAACACCGATGACCCCGTAGTTGGCGATGTCTACAAACGTGTCCCTCAAGGACTCATTCTCTGGCGTAGCCCCTGATTCTATAAGGTTAATTAGCCGTGACATCTTGTCATATAGCCGTACCTGTAGCCCGTTTAATGGACCACCAGGGGCGTTACGTATGTTGTTAGGACCATAATCGCTTTGCTTCTTGATTAGTACATCCCATAGTTCCTCATACACATCAAGGGAATCTAACTCAAAGTCATCAGGGTACAGGTCATCCCATGCGGTGAAGGTAACACATGCTTCACATATGCAGTCATCCTCTATCGCAAAGGCATCCTTGTTATCTCTAAAGTTATTGTCTCCCTTGATTCGGTTAACCCAATCTTGGTAATCAATAAGCCCATCCCCAATAGCCTCACCATTAGAAAGTTTATCTCTTCTTGACTGAACGTAATCATCCCACTCGTCTTTCATTTTACTCATGCTGACACCTTGCTCCTTAGATAGTCGTACCCTTGTGATAGATACATTGAGTTAACATCTTCACCGTCTGGCATCTGTAATGTTACTACTGATGAGAGTTCTTTTGATAGGTTCTTTGCGAAGTCTGACCCTGGTTGGTCACCATCCGCAAAAACATAAACTGTTTCAAAGTCTTGGAGGATGCGTGAGTAATGTTTCTTCCACGAGTTCGCACCAGGTACACCCACAGCAGGGATACCACACTTGTAATGCAAAGTAATCGCATCAATCTCACCCTCACATACTGCAATGTAATCTCCTGCTGATTGTAGTGCCGTCACGTTGTATAAACGGGTAGAAGTACCTGGTAAACCCATGTATTTGGGTTCACTGTTGTCCATGCTACGGAACCTGATGTCAACCACACCTGTCGGTGTGATGTACGGGATAACCAAACGTCCAACGTACGCCTCGTGACTAGGTAGAGGTTCTGCGACCACTCCGAGGTGGGCTGTAGCCCCGTCTGCGAGAGATAATCCCCTCTTTGCTAGGTACTCTTCGGCTAGATGAATGTTTGCCTTGTATGTTGCTGTGGCTTTCGCCAGTGATGCCTTCTGCGATTGCGATAGCCTCACGGTATCCAACTCCTTCTTTTTCCATAATGATTTTATAGGTGTCACCCTTAACTCCACAAGCATGACATGCAAATGCGTTCTCTGTTACGTTTACACTAGCAGATGCAGTTGAATCCTCATGTACGACACATTTCATCTTTTGCCAACCCCATGTTTCACGTAGGTTTGTCGCACCGTAGTGCTCAAGCACAGGTTGTATGCTGTGCTTTTCCATTAGTATCCTGCTTCTTCTAGTAGTTTAAACCACTCCGACACTGGCATAGTAGCGTACCACCTGCCAACATCTAGTGTTCCTGTCTTCTTATGTATAACAACACCAGTCTCAGCCTTGTCATTAGCCATCTCCAACTCAAGTTCCTTGAGCCATGCAGATAACTTCATCTCTCTGTGATTCTTTACTTCAATAACAACGCAAGGAATACCAGCGATATCACCCCTGTCCAGAAAGCCAGCCAAGGCTCGTCTCTCCACATGCTTACGTCCCTTACTAATGAGCCAGTTAACAACTGCAGTCTCAGCAGATGTCCCTTTTATCTTACTCTTGTTCATGTCTTGTCCCGTCTGCTATCATCGCAAACTGCAACTGTTCTGCTAACCAATCCAGTGCGTCACCTGCTTCATGTAAATCTTCTTCATAAAAGTCTTCGCTGGTATCACGGATAACTTTAATGATTTCATAGAAAGATACGTACTGCTGTCCCTCATAGAACACACGGGCAATGTGTCTACTTTCCATTTAGTAATCATCTCTGTCCATGTATAAAAGTAATCCAACTACTGTTGTAAGTGTAAGAACTATCAGCCATTCCACCATTAGTCGTCCCTCTCATAACTATTTAAACTCCAAAGTAAAGCCACATCAAGTGCACGTTTCTCAGCATACACTTGCTTACCCATACTCCATGCGTACCAGCCTGGTGCCCATCCAGTAATCTCCACTATGTTTAAACTCTCTGGGTAACTATAAGCCTGAAAGATATTGCACTGTTGTTCAGATTCTTTTACTGGCATGGGATTTTTCTTGTCTCTTACCCTGCGAACCTCAATGTTTCTACCAACGTCTGGTGCCAGTGATGCTTGTCTATGTTCAGATGGTAGCCAGTATGCACCATTCCATGATTGGTTTAGATGCAGACTTACGGCAAGTTCACATGCACATGCAGCAATGTTTGCAGTCAAATCATCCTGCAATACCTGATGGTTTTGATAGTCTGGTTTATCCTTTACCTTAGCACCAGCGTTAAGGGATGTGCGCTTTTCTCCAGCATCTTGTGCCCATCTTAACTGCCACGGTGCTAACTCAACAATCATCTCTAAATCCTACTTAGATAAAGTTGGTGCATCTTCTAGTGCTCGGATAGTTGGGCATGGGTATTTATAGTTGTATGGATAAGGTTTTACATAACCCGCTATACACACTTTACAGGTTCCAAATTCACTTTTAGAGTGTAGTTCACGCACACGTTCAATAGCCATAAGGTTTCTATCTGCAAGGTCATGAATACTCATCGTGCATCTTCTAAGTCTGCAATAAACATATATTCTGGCAAGAACTGCAACCACACTGGGCTATTACCCGAAGGGTCAGCCTTACCATAACGGTTCTTGACACTGGCAACACCAAGCATTCCGTCTTGTTGTCCCACCGTAAGAATGAGGGCTGGTAACTGGTTAACCATACCTTGGACGGATGACCTTGGTTGACATGGCGTGCCAGAATATCCCTCTTTAGTGTGATGCAGTACCACAACAGCGGCGTTCGTATCACGTGCCAGATACTTAAGTTCCTTGAGCGCACTACGCATAGCACCAAATTCTTCCCCACCGTCCATGTTAACATCCATTAGATTATCAATAACTATTAGTGCAGGACTTTCGCCAAGAGTTTCTTCAAGGGCAGTAACCTCATCATCTATGTCGCTTAGGCTAGGTGATGAATCAAATGACCAGTAGATGTGACGTGCTCGTGCTAACTTCTCCTTAGCCAAGTCAGGTTGCTCGGAGATAATCTTCTCTGCATCTGTCTGTGACACACCCTCAATCATAGAATACAAACGCATTGCCATGGTGTGAGCATTGGTATCTGCTGATACGTACAGTGTTGGTGCTTGCATACGCAAGGCTAGTGCTAGGGCAAGGGTTGACTTACCTGCGCCAGGTGTGCCAGCAATTAACGATACCTCTGAACGTCTAAAGATAATCTTGTTCTGTTCAAACGTACGAAATACTGACGGCATTGGTTCTCCACCAATGTCTGAACGTCCTACCGAACGGCTTAATGTTTTCATTGTTCCTCCTTGTTAAGCGTGAGATGCACCGACTTGCACGGTGTGTAGGCTTTCTGACCTACATCCCTGTCTGTAC